AACGCACATTAAATCCATATTTTAGGTATAGTTATAACTTCTCCAAATTCTAACTTACCTTTTTCATCATATGAATATGTGCCAAATAATGTGATGTATTTTTTGTTTTCTTTATAGATCCACATTTGACTACATACAGCTTTAGCTGGTTCTTGGTTATCCATATCTTCTTCAGATACCCAACCTGGCTCACTAACTGCATCTAGCCAATGTAGATCTTTTTTAAGTTTTTTATATTTAAACTTATCCTTTGTTTTGATACGCTTTTTCATACAGTTCAGTTACTCGTTTAACATATGCAGGATCTCTTTTGCTTGAATCCCAGTATCTAGGATCTTGTAGCATTGACTTCAGATCATCTTCATTTGGAGTTACTGATACCTGTGTAGGTGTTGTAGGAATAGGGCTATCTTTAGTTAGCTTCATTATTTCTTCGATAACCTTAACACCTTCTGCAGTAGCAGCAAGAGATGAAAAAGTACTATAAGAGTCTGGACTTAAATTCTTTTTAGACCAAAGCTCACTAGCTTCTATTCTCTCTTTAGCATTATCTCCAAGCTTTTCCATTTCTGCATTTACATCTGGTAGTGTAGCTACAGCATTATTAACAAAAGCATTTACCCCTTGATCAAATTGTTCTTGGGATAGACCATTTTGTTTAGCTGTATCTTTCCACCATTGTACAAGTTCCATATCATCAGATACAGTTACATCTACATTTTCTGGAAGCTCTGGAAGATTAACTTTATATTCTTCTGGTGTCTTACCTAACTTTTCTTGTTCAAGATCTGTTCTAATTTGTTTAGACAAATCTTCAGTTCTTGATCCAAGTTTCTTTTCAAGAGCATTATAACTAGAAGCTAAGTTTTCTAAATTAACTTCTTTTCTTTCAGCGTCCCAAAATTTATCTTGTACAAATTCTGGTTTAGCCACAACAGGTTGCTCTTGCGAATCTGTGGCGACTGGTGCGTTAGCATTATCATCTGCCATCTTGTTCTCCTTTTTTTATTCTTGTTTGTATTACACCTGCAAGAAATCTCATTCCTTCTAAATGAAATAACTGGTTGCTATCAATGTTTGGACCTGCAACTGCTTCGGTGGTTATTGATTTGATATAGTCCAGGACAACTTTTCCATCATCCCCCTTGAATAAGGTAGCAAAAGTTTTATTGAGTTTTAGTTCTTGATCTGCTGATCTAACATATCCGTCAATAGATTTTGCTGGTATTGGTTTTTTATTATTTAATCCTTCCCATGCCATTACTGTGGTATTTCTCCTTCTGGTGCAGAAGTTTGAAGTTGGCTTATTTGTTGTACGATCTGTTGTTGTTCTTGTTCATCACGAATTAGTTTTTCTGGTAGATTCATTTTCTGTGCTAAGTATTTAGCTGTTTCATTTTGATTAACAATTACATTAATCATTTGTGGTCCAAATGTACCAGCTATAATTTCATTAAATCTATTTACATCTGATATGTCTTGCATATGTTGTGCTTTAGCTAATGGAGATCTAGCAGCAACTTTAACTTCTCTACCATTTACTTTAGGTAGTTCTATTCTACCTTGTTTAGATAATAGTCTTATAATTCTTTTTAATAATGGATGTATAAGTTCTGATTGTAGTCTTCCAAAAGAAGAACCTATTTGTCTAGATAGATCTGCCATTCTTTCAGAAACTTCTGTTGCTGTCATTGGTGTTCCTTCTGGTCTTCCAAGAGTTTCCATGTATAAAGCTTTTTTAATATTCTGCCTCATATCTTGTAATACTAATTGTGCTACATCAAAATTAGATGCTGAAGGTATAGGACTTAATCCTCTAGATCCTGGAGCTACAGGTATTAAAGATCCAGGTACTAATGCTATGTTATCTGGATTAATTACACCATCATCTTCATAAGTATATACTCCAGATACCGACATCTGTGCATTTTGTAATATTAATTCTATTGTTAAGTTACAAGTTTTAATAGCACCCATTGCATTAAAGATTGGTCCTCTACCATAAACTTCACCAGATGCTTTGTTCCATCTAAATACTAAATAAGGATTAGCTCCTTCACCTGTATATGTTTCTTCAAAGATAATAGATTTAGCATCTTCCATAACAACACAGTATTTAAATTTTTCTACATTGTCTTCATAGATTCTGTAAACTACTTCTATAATAGAACAATCTTTTTTCATTTTTAAAGGATCAAAGTTTTCTGGTATTATAGCTTTAGGATATAGAACAGATATATGTTCTGGTTTAACAATTCTTTTTCTATAAACTGTATCTATTCTACCATCTGGTCCATTCATTAAACAAAGCTTAGGTAATGGTACTGCTGTAAATTTAATTGGATTAACTGCATCACCATCTTCAACTAACATACATCCTGTACCTACAGCTAGATCCATAAAGCATTCATGAATCTCTTGATTGAAATTAGAGTTTTGTAATACTTCAAATACATAATCAGTTATTGCATCTAACTGTTTATTTATTTCTGGTTTTTGTTCTTCTGGTATTTCTACACCAGCTTGAAAGTCTGCCCATCTTGCAAACGTAGGAACAATACCTGCTTGTAATCTAGATGCAAATTCTTGTACTCCTACTACTGCAGTTTCATCAAATATCTTATCTGTTCTTTTTTGACCTGGAGATTCTTCATAGAATGATTCTCTATTAGGTAAACAATACTCATAAGCTTCTTCAAACTTTTCTCTCCAATGATCTTTAACAGATATTGCTTCTTGATATTTTTTTAATATATGAGTTGCACTATTCATTATTTTTTAAACCATCCTTCTATCTTTAATATCATTTCATTTATAAAAGGGAATCTTTTTCTTATTTTATTTATTATCTTCATTTTCTGTACCTTTTTGTTTTAGCAGCAATCGCTTTAGGTTGTTTAACAAACTGCTTACCTTTTTTTGCACCTTTTGCTTTAGCTCTATTAGTTGCAGCTTTTTCTTTTGCAGATAAGCTTTTCCAAGCTTTATCTGGTAGATAACGTCTTTTGCCTTCTGACTTCTTACCACTGCTTGTTCTCCATTTTTGTTTACTCCATTTTGAAAGCTTGTTCGATTTTGACTTAGATCCTCTATAGCCTCCACCTGCTTTCTTATATATTTTAACAGCAAGTTGCATAGCTCTGGCACTGTGCTTACCTCCCATTCTTGCTTTAGCTTGAGCTTTAGCTCTAGCCCATAAAGCAGGTTTTGTTTTTTTTGCAGTAGCCATTATTTTTTCTTCTTATGCCTATTTGCAAAGTTTCTAGCAGACTCAACACTTCTAAAACCCCAACGTCTTAATGCTAAAGCTTTTCTTGTAGGTCTGCCTTTTTTATCCTTCATTGGTCCTTTCATTCCAGCAAATCTTGCAGCGAATGAAACTTTTCTTTTAAACTTCTTTGTTCCTTTTGGTGGAGTCTTTCTAACTGGAGGTTTTAAATTAGCACCTTCTTTTCTTTTGAAGTAAGCTCTACCTTTTGCAGTTAATCCACCTTTAGGATTTTTATGTTCTTTCCTCATTAACCAAAGAAACCTCTACCACCAGCTTTGGCAAATAAAGATCTTGCTCCTATAATTCCTTTTGCTTTTTTTTCTGAATAAGCTTTAGATGCAATTTCTGCATCTTTTGCTCTTTTTTCTTCAGCAGCTCTTTCAGCAGCAAGTTGTCTTTCAAGTTCCATATTTCTTGGTGGTGGTTTTGGTTTAGAAAATACTCCTCCCATTAATCCTCCTGTTCGTATAAGTCTTCAAAATCTTGAGTTGTTAAAGATCCATAACCAGCTTCAAGCTCACGCATTAAATCATCTTCTTGGTCATGAAGATCTTTCATTTCCTCTACAATTTGTTGCACTGTCTTTTTAGGTTTTTTTGGCATCTTGTTCCCAAAATGACTTATATCCTGCTTTAATCAACGCACAATAAAGTTGATAGGGAGTAAAGATCCACCACTTATGAAAACCTATTAATCTCATTACAAAAGATACACAGGTCATATCTTTAATACGAAGTAGCTGCCATTTATCTTTGACTGGACATCTTAATACTTCAAAGTATTTTAGATAAGCTAACATATCTTCTAATTCTTTTTTATCTAAGAAAGATAACCTAATACCTGCATGAGTATATTCTAAATGTACCCATGTATCTGTATCAGCATTATAAGTAATACCACCACAATGTTTAAATCCTGGTTTTAAAAAATATAACCAATCAGAGTAAGTATGATTTTTAGCTTCGTAAAAATAGATTAACCATTCCTTTTGAACAGATCCCATACTTTCCTTTTAGTTGGTTTTTTAGTTTTAAATACATCAAAATCTCTATGAGCTATTGTAGGAGTAGATTTAGTTTTACCAGCTAATATAGATCTACCTTCTCCAGCTCCCATCATTAAATATTGTAAAGCATCATGAACGTGAGAGTATCTATTCTTTAAAGGTTTCTCATCATATCTATCTCCAGATACTTGTAGTCTTCTATAATGATAACC